CTTAGAGTTGAATGGATTATAAATTATCATTTCTTGTATGTCTTTGATTTTGACTTCATCTTCCGTTTTTTATTGAACTTACGAGTTTTTCGACGTTTTCCGCCTTGTCCTAATCTTGCACAAACATTTAATATATCAGTTTTAAGTTCTTCTGGAATCAATCCTGCTGGTAAACCAACTATAACAGATTTTATATCTGCAAGGCATAATGATGGTGTATTTAGTGTAAATATTTGAACTCGTTGACTATCAATAGCTCTTCTGATTTCATCGTCCTTAATATCATTCTGGTATGCCAACCGGAATGTACGATCTATATTTCCAAATGATCTCACAATTCTACTGTCGCGAATATTAAATTCTGGAAATATAGTTTTTGGTTCTTTAATATATAAATCAAGTATATGAGTGGATAATTGAACTGATCTTCGAATGATTTCGTGCACTCGGTCAGCATTCCATACATGACTTTTTATTCCAAGTAAAAGTCCAAGATCGTTTACATATGCCTGAATCCACTGTCCATTTGGCTGAGGTGTATTATATAACTTTATACTGCCTGGTTCGAATATCTCGGAAAAACAATACGAGCTTTTTAAGCGATTACATTCTGCATGCGCCCATCCATAATTTAACGCATAATTATAATCCTTTAAGCGATCGTCAGCTCGCTGTGGGACATCAAAGAAAAGAAGGGCCACGCATAATGGTAAAACGTGTTCACATTGCCATGCAACACTAGATGGTATATCACGTTTAGGATAATCTCTTTGTCCAAATCCACATAACCAGCATTTCTCGGTTGCTTTTGGGAAACCTATTATTCCTCCACATTGGTCCATAGCTTTTAGTTTTTCCCATAAGTTGCTTCTTATACCTTGTGCTTTTGGATCGCTACCGAGATGACGATGTGCTCCTCTAGTATATTTATTAGTTGCATTGAATGTTAAGATAGACATGTAAAACAAATATGCAACTACGAATTTTCTTATATTTGTTGGATCTTGTGCCAAAGATTTTTTAGCAACATCTGTCCAGAAATTAAAAAGCCTACCCGGACCAAACTCTTCAGCGACTCCCCAAAATTGATATGCTTTTGAAATTCTTTTTGGCGTTTCAATATCATCCTTGGCCATCTCAGCTTCCATTTCTCGAACAAACTGCTGTTCTTCGGCTGTTAATGGTTCTAAAGAATCAACTCCATATGCTGTTCCAGGCGCAACACTTGTTTGTCTTTGTATTGGACGATCAACATCCATCCCTTACTCTTTTACCACACGATTAAAATCAAATTCTCGTGCAACTAATGAAGTCTTACGATTCTCGATAACATATGTCGTGCATCCTTCTGCTGTAGGATTTTTAGTAGAGGCAAAGTATGCTCTATGTAGCTCTTCTAACTCCTTTTTAGAAAGACTCCATGCTTTCGAGTAGGTTTCTGGTCTATGAATTTGAATGTAGGACCCATCATCGTCAATCTTTAATCTGTCAACACCAGAGAAGAATGGAAGTTTCACAAGCTCTACCATTTCCATCTCCACAATCTTTCGAGTCTCACGCTTTTCATAAACCTGCTTATTAAGAGCTCGAATTTGATTGTCAACATCACGGTATTCCTTGACGCATCGCTTAAGGTTATTTAATTCTTCCATTGTCTAATCAGTTACTTCTCGCATTAAACATAATCCGTTTTCAAGATAATGGATGCCGATGAGGTAGAAAACCTACGAAAAGTCTATAACGAAGAACATAGGAGTGAAAAACCTATTCCCAAAGGAACTCTCACAAAGATATGGAATGACATTCGTCAAAGACTACATGCAAAGTGTAGCGCAGGTACAGCTGAATGTATTGTAGCACACATGCTTAAAAAGCAGAAGGCTCCTGAAGAATGGGTTTCAAATCCTGAAGAATGGTTATCTTCTTTAGATATTGATGCGGTTGAAAAAGAGTTTATGCATGTATTCACAAAGTATAAGTATCTTGGAGCTATTCCTATTGATTTTGATAAGAAGTCTCAAACTGGCAAGTGTATTGTAGATTCTCTCTGCTCGATTAAAATCAAAGATTTATACGATAAAGGTGCTCGCCGTATTGGAATTGTTTTTAATACTGATGTAAGCACTGGTCCGGGACAACACTGGATTGCTTTGTATGCCGATTTGAATACTAAGTATGAAAATGCTCGCATTACCTATTTTGATTCTTATTCAAAAGCTCCAGAGCCAGAGATTCAACGACTTATGTTTCGATGGAAAGAGCAGTGGGATGCTACAAGACTTCATTCTAAAGCAACTGAATTGACTTATAATAAAACTAAACATCAACATGAGGATTCTGAATGTGGAATGTATTGTTTATATTTTCACTGGTGTTGTCTTGTAGGTGTTCCGATGGAAGAACGCGTGCCAGACGCGGTCATAAGAAGTTTTAGAGGCGTGCTATATAGTATTGGTAAGAAGTAATGGAATGGATACAGCAAAATATTTCACCTACTGCTCAGTATGGTATTCTAGCCGTATTGATTATGAGTATCGCATATGCTCTTTGGGTCTCTCTGACTCCAGATGGTAATAAAGCAATCTCAAAAGCAAAGCCTATTTTTAGCACATATTCTCAAGTTACAAAGCTAGCACCACTTGGATGTCCTCAGCCAGCAAATTATAGATTTTGTGACTTCTATGCCGCATCTTCATCCTATTCTGTATTTCCAAGTGCAGAAGTGTATGACTATGTAAGCGATAAGATTATTCCAATGGCAATAAAAGCAGGTGCGAGACTTGTGGAGTTAGATATCTATTCGGATGAAAATGATAAGCCAGTTGTTGGTCTTAAAAATCAAAAGTTAGGAACTGATTACGCCTATAACACAGTTCCATTTGAAGCATGTTGTAATGCAATCGGCCAAAATGCCTTTAATACTATTGCTTCACCAGTATCATCTGATCCATTTATTTTGAGCTTAGTGTTTCATACTGATAAGACTAAAACAATTAATGCAGCAGCCGAGATATTAAAGAGCTCGTCGTGTCGTGCATTTATGTTAGATTCTCAATTTAGCTATACTCGCAAGAATCTTGCAATTGAGCCAGTATGTAATCTTCAAAATAAGCTGGTGATTGTGTCAGGTGGAAGCGCAGTAAAGGGAACTCTTTTTGAAGAGTTGGTCAATCTTTCATGGTCGTCATCTCATCTACGCAGAATGACCTACGCACAAGCATCTCAACCTCATGACCAAGATGAACTAATTGATTACAATCGCAATAATATTACGATGGTTGTTCCTGATATTGGAGAAGATTTAGTTAATTATAATCCTCAAATATTGTTCACGTTTGGATGCCAATGGGTTATGATGAATTATGGGTCAATTGATAGTATGATGGAGGTTTATATTGGAGAGTTTCAGGAAAACAGCTTAGTTCTTAAGCCTGCCGCACTTCGTCCTCTCAAGCCCAAGAAATACAAAAAGCCTCAACTACCAGATCCATCTGTCTCCTTTCAACCTATGAAGCATACCTCACCAATCTATAGCGTAACGGTTTAACGTAGTCAAATACGGAGTGGTTTAAAATCTTTGCGTTTAAACAAAATGGTTAACGCATGGATGACTCACATGAAACCCTATATCGCTGAGGAGAAGAAGGAGTCGAAGAAGAGTGGGCGTAAGTTTAATCTAGGAAAGGCTATTAAGGCGGCTCGTAAGACTTACAAGAAGAAGTCTCATAAGTCTGGAGGAGGTCTCTATGGTGGTGAAAGTGACAGTGATAAGGATGATGTAGTTGAAATGGGTGGTCGTCGTCGCAAGCGGCATGGAGGAAGAACTCGCCGTCACAAGAAGTAAGTTAGCACGTTTGAAAAAAATTGAGTATATGTAACATATAAAGACAAATGGGTGGCGGTTTATTACAACTCGTTGCCTATGGCGCTCAAGATGCATACCTGTCTGGGAATCCTCAAATCACTTTCTGGAGAGGACTGTTTAAGCGCCACACGAACTTCGCGATGGAACCCTTTCGTGTCAACATGACCGGTCAGGCTACTTGGGGAACCAAGCACTCAGCTATTCTTACGCGCTATGCTGATCTTGTTTCGTCAGGGTATATTGAGATTCTGACAGAAACTGCTAATACTATATATAATAATGACAGAAGAGCTGGCTTTAACTTGATTGACTATGTTGAAATTGATATTGGTGGTCAGGTTATTGATCGCCAGTATGGAGAGTTCATGTATCTCTGGAGCACTCTTGCGTATCCTGTAGATGCTCGATCCAAGATGGATGTAATGGGTGCTCCATCAAGTCAATCCACGTGCACAAATGGACGTGAAGCAAGAACCGGTATGACATATGTTCCTCTATTTTTCTTCTTCTGTCGCAATCCAGGAGCAGCACTTCCTCTTATCGCACTTCAGTATCATGAGGTAAAAATTAATATTATGTGGAACAGCACTGACCAGATTTTTAGGAGTGAAACTAATGGCTCTGTTATTTCTTCGGGACCTGGACAGGCTAATCTTCTTATTGACTACATTTACCTTGATGTAGAAGAGCGTCGTCGCATGGCGCAAGAGTCACATGAGTATCTCATTGAGCAGACTCAGTTCAACGAGGATAAGGGAATGACGTCAGCTCAGCAGCGTATTGATCTTACATTCAATCACCCAGTAAAGGAGCTCATCTGGGTAACACAGCAATCTGCTAATAGAAATTGTAGGTTCGCAAAACTATATGGCACTAGCGCTCAAATCGCTCCTCTAAATTATCATACTATTATCTATAATTGCGCATTACAGTTGAACGGTCAAGACCGTGTGGCTGCTCTTCCTGGCTCATATTATCAATTCGTTCAGCCATTTCAGCACCACAGTGGAACTGCAGCTCCTGGTGTGTATGCATACTCGTTTGCTATCAAGCCCGAAGAGCACCAACCTTCTGGCACGTGCAACTTCTCCCGCATTGATACAGCCACTTTAGTGTTTAGTGTAACTGGCGATGCAGCAATTTCAAAGGCTGATCTAGAGAACTACGATATTCGTGTCTACGCGATAAACTATAACATCCTTCGCGTGATGTCTGGCATGGGTGGTCTTGCCTACTCCAACTAATTCCAATGAACTAAATAATGGATGTTGACAAACTCCTTATAGTCGCTCATCCTGATGATGACGTCTTATGGGGAGGTATAAATTTACTAATGCAATCTGGGTGGTTTGTAGTGTGTGCCTCACATCTAAGCGACCCTATACGATCACTTGAATTTTATCGCACTATGTCATTTTGCAGTGTAACTCGATATGTGATGTATGACATAAAAGAAGAATATACCGAAGATCCTGATGAATCTGATAAACAATTTTATGGAACACCATTTGAAGATGGATTGGCTCAGTTATCCAAGCACAACTGGAAACTAGTTCTAACACACAGTGATATTGGAGAATATGGCCACGAGCATCATCGCACAGTTCACCGTCTAGTTAAGAAACACTTTTCTGAAGCAAAGTCCTTTGGAGTTGGTCCTAAGTTGTCTGCATCTCAAATTGAACTCAAACGTAATTTATTAGTCTTTTATGCAAAGACACAGGATCTATGTAAAAAGCTTTATAATAAAAATGATAACAAACTAAAACTTTCAGAGCACACAC